GTCATTCGCTGTGGGAATGATAAAGAAATTTCTTCAAGTGAATAACGTGGAACATTATTAAAGACAGCCCTACACCTATAAGGTCCCTCCTTCATATGAAAGAAATTGGGTAACCTAAGCACTCTACTAACATCTTTCACCTGATCTCCGGCACACCCCACTTTAGTACTTTGATAAATAATTCCTTCAATTACCGATTTATACTCACCCTGTCGGTCTAAGGATATGCCCTCCTGGAGTAACCAGATGGGCTGTAATCCATTTTTAGTGTCGATAATGACATGAGGTACCACTCGTGATTTTAACCAGCCTAAAATCGCAAGTTTTGACTGATGGCGTTCTTGTGGTGTACTACCATCTCCGGTCTTAGCTATGTCGAGGTCTGCGAATACGGCGTTAAGTGTTAGCAGGTTTTCTTTCTTCCTGCGGTCTTTGAATCCGTTAGGTGTGAAGTAGATGCCGTAACCCTGTTCGTTCAGTTTGCGGAAATGGTCCTGATTGTATTCTGTAAATTGTTGCGGATTCCCCGATCCTTTATCTTTAAAAACCTGGAAGATGGTATTAGGGAAAGCTTTTAGGAAATCTTTAATTGTCATTGTTTTTTATTGTTAAGGAATTTTTTAAGGAATTTTTTATTGAAGTAATTTTTGTTGCTGTTTTGTGTAATACTTCTGTGCTAGCTCCAATGAGTATTTTCTTTTAAATTTCATCATCCCTAATTCCTCAAATTCTCTTTCGTAGTTAATTGAATTAGATAAATTCAAGGCTCTGTCTAAATTTTCATCATTACGAAAGAGTGAGTTCCAGTCTTTAGCCCAAATTTTACCTGTAGAATTTTGCCCCATGCAGCTGGAATCGCTTAATCTGTTTTTTATAGCTTGTTCTATGTCCTCTATGGAAAAAGTTTTTAATCTGCTTTCTAGTTGTTTTTTTTTCTCTGGTGTCATGCGAAAGCTGGTTTTACATAAGCTGTTAAATTTTTCCAAAATTTTTATATATTTTTTATCTTTAAGTGTATCTTTTGTAATACTATCTTTTGTGGGTATGCTTTTGCATAACAGCTGTGTATGCTTTTGCATAACAGTTTTGTTATGCTTTTGCATAATAGGTATGCGTTTGCATAACACCCACTCGTTATAGCGTTTGTTAAAGCCATAAAAGAGCTTTCCATTTCTATTTTCAACTGCTATTATGTTTTTGCATAACAAACTCTTAATAGCTGTATGAATATTTGCACGTTTTATTCCGGTTAATTTTTCAAATTGAGTTATGGAAATCCAGTCAAAATCTTTTTTTCGATCTCCATCTTTCCAACACCACGTTTTTCGCCATATAGCCCAAATAATCCTCATTTCTGAACCCGGAATATTATGTTTAGCAAATTGGTCGACAAGTTCATTAGCAATATCTAAATGTCCGTTTTCTAATTGGGGATTTGCCATTGTTCTAGCGAGTTAAATATACTTATATCCGTCAACTACCAACAAAACTCGCTAGACCTTTGAAGGGATAGTTGACGGATATAAATGTATTTGCATTTACTAGCGAGTTAAAATTATTTTTGTACCCCCGTGTTAATCTATTTCTGTTCCAAAGTCAATATAAATCTACTTGACTTATTTAAACTTTCCCCTTAGAATTAAAATGTATTGACGTGTGTTAGTATGTATTAACTTTTCTTTATGATACTTCAAATTAATACCGATACTGGTTTAGTTGAATCCGTAGGGAAAATAACTGTCGGAGATTTTTTTGCGTGTCATGGGATGATTGATGAATTCTTTCAGAAATTAAACGAAAAGAAAAATTCTTCATTTGAACTACAGCCCGAAGCAATTTTAGATTTGAAAAACGCTCAAGCGTACGAACAGTCTTTTAACAACTTAAATAATGCCAACTAATAAAAAAGGGTATATGGGCGATTATTATCATAAGAATAAGGAAAAATTTAATAACCCAACGGAACAGGCAAAACGTAGTAAAAGGAATCAGGCTCGCAGAATAATGACTGAAGCTTTAGGTGTAAGCGCCGTACGTGGTAAAGATATAGACCATAAAAGACCACTTAGGCAAGGTGGTGGTAATAGTAGGTCTAATTTACGGGTGATGAGTAAATCTAAAAACAGAGGGCGTTAATAAAATACTTATGAGAACCCTTAAAGATGTAATTAAAAAGACATATAAAAAATTCTCGTTTGAGAGGAGCGATACTACAGCTAGTGGGTATATGATTCGGTGGGATAAGCAGGTGTTTGAAGATGTGGTGAAGGATATTTGTGAGCAGATGGGCGAAGAAATTATGATAGATAACAGGGGCGTTTATTTAATGAATAGGAAAATTCAAAAAAATATTAACAAGTTTTTAAGTGGGGAGAATTACTGATAAAGGATTAACTGAAAAACAAGAAAGGTTTTGTCAATTTTATGCTACTGATAAAGAGTTCTTTTGTAATGGCGTTCAAAGTTATATTGAAGCGTTTGGTTTAGATAGAAACAAGAAAGGCAGCTATAAAGTGGCCAGTGTACAGGCTTTTCGCTTGTTAGAAACCCCTAAGATATTAAAGAGGATAGATAAATTAATTGAATTAGGAGGGATGAATGATAGCTTTGTTGATAAACAATTAGGTAAATTAATTCAACAAGATGCAGACTTTAAAGCGAAAATACAAGCAATAAAAGAATATAATATTTTGAAAAGCAGGATCGAGAAGAAAGTTAAACTCACAAATTTAAACGAAATACTAGATGCCCTTAAGTCTTGAAGCGATCACGCCACAGGTTAAAAAAGAATTAGGCAATAAACAATGGAGATTAGAACATCTTTATAAAATTGTTGATAAAAATGCAAACTTAATTCAATACAAGCCTAACCCTGTTCAGTTAGAATTTAATCAGGAGTGTTGGTACAGAAATATTTTACTTAAAGCACGCCAATTAGGGTTTACAACAAATGCCTGTATTGATGGCTTAGATGACGTTCTTTTTAATAGAAATTTTAACATGGTTATAATTGCCCATGAAGAAAAAGCTGTTAAAAAAATATTTAAGAAAATAAAAACAGCTTGGGATAATTTTCCTAAAGAGGTAAAAGAAGCTTTAGGTTATTTGGTCAATGTGGATTCCGCTAATGAACTTTCATTTAATAACGGTAGCTCTATTTCGGTTGCTCTTTCTACCCGTGCGGATACAGTACATAGACTACATGTTTGCTTAGATGGGAATACGAGGATTATGTTAAAGAATGGCGGTATGAAAAGAATAAAAGATATAAAGAATGGCGAGGAGGTGTTAAATGGCAATGGTAGTTTCAGTAAGGTAGAGAAAGTAATAAAGAATAGGTTCAAAGAAATAGGCGAAAAAATGTTAGAGTTAAAAGTATTTGGCGACTATGCCTCATTGAAATTAACAGGCAATCATAGTGTCTTAGCAAGAACACACAAGTCTGGTAAGCCCATTTGGAAGCAAGCAAAAGACTTAAAGAGTGGTGATTACTTAGCTTACCCTAGTCGAAATTGGAGCGGAAGAAGTCAAGGATTAGATGTAGACGATTATTCGGTGGGGTACTTGTTAGGATTTTATTTAGCAGAGGGTACTATAAGAAATTCTGAATTAACATTGTCTATTAATAGATCAGAAACAGCAAAAGTTGTAAGGTTGGTAGAAAAGTTTAAGAAATATTATAATTCTTTTAGGGTTTATGATTCCAAAGCTAGCAGGACTACAATCATAACTATAAATAGCAAAAAGCTGTGCGAGTTTGTTAAAAGGCATTGTGGCTGTGGTAAAAATAAGTATTTATCTGATTTAATATGGAATTATAAAAGGCAAGTTTTGGACGGCGTAGTGTTTGGATACTTTGATGGTGATGGATGTTTCACTAACACAAGAGAGATATCGGCTGTTTCTGTTAGAAGTCAAATAATATATCAAATAAAACTGTTGATGATTTCGTTAAGATTAGGATATCCAACTATATATTACCGTAAAGCAGGCATTTATTATGGTAGGAATTGTCAAGCCACATGGACTATAAAATTAAATGGAGCTGGTAATTGGAAGTTTAGAAAGTATTTTGGATTAGATTTACCAACCTATACTAGCGGTCTTTCAAAAATTAAATTAAAGATGGGGCTGTGTCTTTGTGGTCGTAAGTTTTGGAGGAGAGGGAAGAAATATTATTGGAGTAGAATTAAATCAATCGAAGAATGTAAGAATCCAGAATTTGTATATGATATATCCTTAGATAGCCCCCCTCACTGTTACACTACGACTTCAGGAGTGGTTCATAATTCAGAGTTCGGGAAGATATGTAAAAAATATCCACTAAAAGCAGATGAAATAATAACCGGTGCGCTGCCCTCTGTACCTGAAGGGGGTAGGATTGATATAGAATCCACAGCTGAAGGTGATTGGGGTTATTTTAATGATATGTTTTGGGAGGCGTGGGAGCGTGGAATACCTAGAGTTAATAAAGATTTTAAAGCCTTCTTTTATTCTTGGACTTCACAAGAAGAATATAAACTTGAAGCTGATATTGAAATACCTGAAGATATTAAAGAATATCAGAAGTTGCATAATTTAACTGATAGCCAGATTAAATGGTATTTGATAGAGAAGAATACGCAAAAAGATAATATGAAACGTGAATACCCCACCACACCGGAAGAAGCGTTTGAAACTTCCGGTACTAAACTGTTTAATCAAACAGCTCTTGAGTGGCAAAAACAATTTATCGAAAAAGGTAAAAAAATAGGAGATTGGACTTTGTTTAAAAGCTTTAAAGCTTCACATAAATACGGGATTGGAGCTGATGTAGCTGAAGGCGTAGGACAAGATAGTTCGACAGCTATTATCTTCGACTTTACAACTATGGAACAGGTGGCAGAGTTTAAATCTAATACTATTCCACCTGATATCTTCGCTCACGAACTTAGAAATTGGGGCGACAAATTTGGTTTTTGCATTATAGCTCCTGAAAGAAATAATCATGGGCATACCACGATAGCAACCTTAAAGCATATATACGATAACATTTATACGGAGATTAGAAAGGACAAGGTTTTAGATCAAGACACTAAGAAATTAGGTTGGTTGACAACCGGTGCTAGTAAGCCTAAAATGTTATTTGAATTGAATGATGCAATCAATGAGAGGCAGATAGTGATACATTCTGAAGTTCTTTTAAGGGAATTAAGGACGTACGATAAAGAGGATTTAAGTCAAATTAGATTTGATCCTGAACAAACTAAACATTGGGATTTATTGATAGCATTGGCGATAGTGTGGCAGATGAGAACAGAAGTACGTGATTCTCGTGTGGTGATAACAGAGGAAACAAATTTTGATCCCAATGACCCCTTGTAATAAATAAAATTTATGGCTAAAAACACTACGATTGCTAGTGAAGTAGAAGATAAACAAACTCCCCAGGTTGAATATTCTGATATAGAATTAAATCAAAGGAGTGTAATTATAGAAGAAGCGAGGCATGCAGCTGACCAGAAACGGCAGAAGTATATTGATCTTGATGATATGGATTATGAATCGTGGTACTACAAAGCTAAAAAGAACGCACAGGCTTATATTAAGCCTAAAGAAAATGAAGAAGATGTTCAGGTTGTAACGGGTACTACTAGAGAGAAGGGCAATACTATTGTTTCAACTCTTTTAAGTTTCAATCTTGAATGTGATATAATGGCTTATGATGAAGATAATAACGAAAATCGTGAGCTTGGAAATGCTGTAGAAAAGTTAGTTAGAAAGAGTAGAGAACTTGAATTGCCCAGATATGAAGTTAAAAGACCAATGGTTTATGGTGAACTTATAAATCAGGGGAATGTGTTTGTAATTGAGAGTTGGGATGAATTTTCTATACCTGAAAAGGAATTAGAAAAGATGGATTGGAGCGAAGAAGTGCAATTAGATAAGATTAAGTGGAAAGAGAAATTAGGTAAATTATATTCATTTTGTAATTCAAGTATATTAACAGGGCTTGAGGTATTTCCCGGAAACATAAGACAGCCTTTTATGGAGTTACAGCCTTATTTTATCACTAGAAAAGTCTTAACTTATTCACAAACAAAAGCTATGTTTGGTTCTTGGGAGCGTTTTAAATATGTTCCTAAACAGTTACAGACCGGGACATTAACCAATGAATTAGTTTCGACTGTAGCTTATGATGATTTCCAGATGATAGAAACAGAAACAGATTTAATTGAATGGATTGTGTATTACAATAAATGGACTAACGAATATCAGATAATGTTGAATGGCGTGCTTATGTTACCTGTAGGATTTCCAATGAGTGCATTAAATGGTGTATGTGAATATCCTATTTCTAAAGGAGATGGTGAGATGATTGGTGCTAACTTTTTCTTTTCAAGAGGGATTGGAGCTAAGACCAGAATGGATCAGGCTATGTTAGATGAGTTTTTTAAGATGATGATTATTAAAACCAGAAAATCATATAAACCACCAATAGCTAATAAGGGTAATTACAATGTAGGTCCTAGTATTTATTTACCGGGTAAGATATTTAAGAATATAGATGCAGATAAATTACAAGAGATCGGTACTAACAATGGAGTAACGGTAGCGGAATTTAATATGACACAATTTGTTAAAGAGGTTATAGATAATAAGTCAATCACTCCTGTAATGGAAGGGCAAACGCCCGGTAAACAAGCTACAGCACGTCAATTAATCATGCAAAAAGAACAATCAATGACTAAGTTAGGCGGTGTTATGTTAGGGGTTATTAATCTTGAACAGCGAATGGCTTGGTTGAGAATATACAATATTTTAAGCCATTGGACTGATGCAATAGATAGTAAAGTAATGACTACCAGAGATGGGGTTAAGAAAATGACAGATGTTTACAGGACTATTTCTGTATCGGATACGATAGAAAATGGGCGTGAAGGTGAGAAGATAATTGATTTGACTGAAGATGTTCCTCCTCCGTCAATCGTAAAAGCTGAAGAAGATGTACTTTCGAAGGTTAAAGGTAAGCCAATTAGGAAAGTTTATATAAATCCTAAGATGTTAAAGAACTTAAAATACTCATGGCAGGTAACAATCACTCCGACAGAAAAGAATACTGATGATTTAAAAGCGGCTATGTATGAAGAATTTTTACAGAAAGTGTTTACTTTGTTTATGCCGGCAGGTAAAATGCCAAACATGGATTACTTAGCAGATAGATTTGCACAAGTGAATGATGAAGATCCTGATCAGGTTTGGCAACAACAACAAGCAGCTCAACCGATAGGAATGCCAACACAAGCTGAACAACCACAAGGGCAAATACCTGCGCAGATGGCTCAACAGGGAGCACAGAAACCTTCACTTAATTCAGTTTTAAACGGATAACTCGCTTCGCTAATGCGTGAATTGGCGTGAATAATATGAAACGATTAATAAGTTGGCTTTACAATAAGTATTGCCGAGTACAATTAGATACATTATATCTTAATGGTTTACAGCGTGGTTTTACTAAAGAACTTACAGATGTAGAAGTTAAGGAAAGGAACTTAAATAGTTTTGAATTTGTAAATAGTGGTGCTAGCGATAATATATTTACAGAGATTCTGAAATCATATTCAGAAGCTCTTTTTAGTTTAGGGCAAGATGAAAAGACTAGAGATATATTGCATAATAATATAAATGTAGTATTGAAAGTTGAAGATGTGATTAAAGGTTATGCCCAAAAAGAAACTAAATCGGAAGATTTTGATCCTAACAATCCTTTATAATTTTTAACCCAAAACACTATGGCTTATGATGACGATGAAGACAATGTAGATATTAAAGAAGATGAGGAAGATAACGAAGATGGAGATAACGAAGATGAAGACAATGTAGATGGTATTGATGAAAAAGACCAGCGGATAAAAGAATTAGAAGAAGAATTAGAGAAAGAGAAAAATAAAGAGAAAAATTTTAAGAACTTAAAAGAAGCTGAAAAGGGTAAACGAAAAAAAATAGCTGATAGGGTGGCTGATATGGAAGCTCTTATTAATCAAGAAAGAGAGGATCGGCAAAAACTACAATCAAGTATAATGAGAGATGCTGAACAGGTTTCGCTTGAACAATTAGCAGGGGATGATAAAGATTTAAGGCAAAAGTTGGAGGACAGAGTAAAAAATAGTGAAGCGTATTTAGGCGCTCCGGCTGATAGTAAAGAATTAGTTGATAGATATGAAAAAGCTTTTGAGTTCTTAGAAGGAACCCGAAAGAAAGTTAATCCTTTGCACGCCTATAGTCCTGTTACAGGACAACAAAGTGAACAGCCCAGAGAAAAAGGATTTACCCAGACACAAGAAGGTAAAGCTATTTTTGAGGCTAAGTTTGCTAAAGAGATTGAGAAAGTAAAACAAATTAATCCTAAATTTAAAATTTAACCTAAATATTTATGGAATCATTTGAAGAACTAAAAGCGATTGGGTACAAAAATCTCAATATGGCGCAGAGGGAAAGGTATTCAGAATTGAAAGCACAGTTTGAAAAGAAAGAAGTTGCTCCGGAAAAAGAGATTAATGAAGTAGAAATGATACACGATATATCAAAACCAAGCGAAGAAGATAGAATAGCCAGACTTGAAAAGATGATAGAACATTTATCAAGTGAAAATTCTAATTTAAGAGAAGAAACATCTAAACTCCAAGAAGGTTGGGCTGAATACAAACCACCTAAAGATCAGAACAAAACAGCTACTTTAAAAGTATATCAAAAGGATTCTGATTCACCGGCAGGACTTGTTATCAAACTCACTACATTTAAAAATAATGCTTTCAACGAAGAAACACGCAAAAATGATTTATTGATTTATAATGTTTTAGTTAGATATGACGATGGAACAACAGAAGATTTGAAAATTGAAGCTGTAGAATTTGCTAAGATACAAGAAATTGAAAAGGTTGAAATTGTTGGTGAGGATAGAAGAATATTAAAGAAAGTTGATGGATTTGTACCTATGCCTGAATATGATAAACAAAAATATCCTAAAAGGACATTAGACGGCGGTTCGGGTTTTGGTAGAAGTATAGGTTCCGGTCAAGTACCATTAGAGGTATTTAGAGTTGAATCAACTGTTACTGTTAAACGAAAGAATGGACAAGAGTTCCAAATGGAGGCTGATTATCTTAATTTATAACAATTCAAATAATGGACAAAGATAAATTTATGCAGGAAGCTCGTTCAAAACGTGCTAAAAATATAGATGAATTGGTGTTAAAGGTTTTAACTAAGATGTTAAATGACGATATACGTTATCTAGATACTCATTATTTAAGGGATAGGAGCCTTGAAATAATCGAAAAGACAATAGCTAAATTGAGATTTAGTAATGAGCAAATACAGAGAGCACGCAGAGCATTCTTAGATGTTCTTTTAGATGGTGTTAAACAACAGATATTCGGGTTCGAAGATGATTACAAAGAAGCTAAAAAGAATTTAAAAAGTAAAGGTGAAAGAAAAAGACAGGCTAAAGAAACTCTTGATATTATTGATAGAATGAGGATGGGTAAACCTAAAGATTCAACAGAACAGCGGAATATGGAGTGTGAGCCTACATGCCAATTAATAGCTTCTGAAATATTATCTAAAGAGGTAATGCTTAAAGATGAAGATTTTGTAAATGGTTGTATTGAATTAGATAATGAGATGCTGATAAATACAATAGCTAATTTTTATTTTGGTGAATTAATAGAACAGATGGTATTATCACTTGATAATAGCTATATAAAAGCTAACGAGGTTAATTGGGGTTGTAGTCGGGATAAGATTAAAATGTCGCAAATTGATAACAGAATTAAAAAATGATTATATGGCTTTGTGGCGCTAGTGGTAGCGGTAAAACAACATTAGCAACATATTTAGCGGAGATACTTAATGCTCCGATAGTTGATGCTGACGTATATAGAAAAAAGTGGTCTGATTTAGGTTATAGTAAAGATGACAGAATGGAATCGTGTGATAACCTTTTATATGAAGCAAGTGCGCTTCAAGCTAGAAATAGTTTTGTTATTGTTTGCGCAATAGCTCCTTATAAAGAGTGGAGGGATAACCAGCATTTTGTAAAATTTATTCAAGTATCACATGAAGGAGCAAAAAGACGTGATGACGATGTTCTTTTTGAGGATATAAAAGGTTTAACATTTAACATAACATTATGAAATTTTGGCTTACAGTAGGGCGTTTTCAACCTTTGCATGATGGGCATATTAAACTTATTAGAAATAAGTTAGATGAGGGGAAGAATGTATTGGTGTTGATAAGGAATACAAGGAAAAGTAAAAAGAATCCATATAGTATTTTTGAAAGATATTTAATGTTCATGGATAAATTTGATGAGGAGATGTGTGATGGACGATTAGTAGTTGAGAAATGTCTTGACATTGAGGGTATATTTTATGGTAGAGATGTAGGATATAAGGTTGAGCAAGTACGGCTGGATAAGAAGACTGAAGAAATAAGCGGGACTAAAATTCGCAAAGAAGGTGGATTAAAATACCCTATTAATTTCGAAGTTATGCTAGAGAAACATCATAATATAAAACTTGATTCTAATAATAAAGCTATATGAAAATAATGATAGCAATACCAAGCGCTACAGGAAAAATACCATTAAGCGTTATGAGTAGGCTTATTCAACTTGATAAACCTGAAGATAGTATTGTGAATTTCGGTTATGTTTCAAGACTGATGATAGATAAAGCCAGAAACGGAATGGTAAGTCAATGTTTAATGCATGATAATGATTATTTGTTTTTTTGCGATGACGATCAAATTCCATGTAAAGATATTCTAGTAAAAATGGTAGCTTTAGATAAAGATATTGTTGGTTGTCCGATACCTAGTAGGAATGGCAAAAAAGAGTTAGCTGTTTATGATATGGATTTTAATAGAATAAATGAAATAAAAGAAACGCAAAGAGTGGGTGGTGTTGGAATGGCGAGCACACTTATAAAGTCAAAAGCATTAAAGAAAATAATCAAGGAATACCCTGCTCCTTTTCAATTTGAAAATGCTATAGAAATGGTTGACGGAAAAGAAATATTGGTAGAGTTTAGCGAAGATATAAATTTTTGTAGGAGAGCTGGTGAATTAGGTTTAGAGGTTTGGTGTATGGCTGATGTTTACTCTAAGCATATTGGTGAACCGGTTACATACTGGTATGATAAAGATTTTAAAAACAATATTAATGAAAATTCGTAAAGATATAAAATTTCCTGCGATAATAGGAACGGGATGTGCGAGAAGTGGTACAAACTTTCTTGCTAATTTGATGACACAAGGGGGCGTTATAATGGGGCATGAAACAATATTTGGTGCACCTGGATTCGGTGAATGGAGAGAAGGAATGATAGGTGATGTATCGTGGTTAGCAGCGCCTTTTTTACAAAGAGAGAAAAAGAGAGGAGCGATTATAATACAAATTATAAGACATCCTTTAAAACAAATAAGTTCATTGTGTCATCAGAAAGTATTTGAAGATTATAATTTTAAATCTAATATTTATTCTATGTATAAGGAGTTATACATGCCCCATATAAGAAGATTAAGTTTAATGGACAGATATATTTATAATTGGCTTTCGTGGAATAGGCTTATTGAAGGGTATGCAGATTTGATTTACAGATTAGAGGATTTAGTCGAAAATCCTTATGAATTATTTGAAGATTTAGGTATTGATGTAAAAGGAAAAGTGTTTGATACAAAGAAAACTAATGATTATAAAAATGTTAAACAATTAGATTGGAGTGATTTTAAAGATTGTATGTACTATAAAGAATTATTAAAGGGGGCAGTCCGTTACAAATATATAACAACAAAAAAAGAAAAAGAACTTGCAAAGTAATTAAAAATGTGTATATAATAAAATAAATCGAAAGGCGACCTGCGTAAAAGGAGCATAGATAAGGGCACGGCGAAAGCTGTGTCTTTTTGCGTATCCGTTCTCGCAAGCGGTTTAATACGGTTTTTTTTCGTTTTACCGTACTTGTAAAAACATAAGACATGAGCCAATTATTTATTAACAAACAAAACTATGGCTTTCAGACCATCAAGTAGGGACTGGTCAATGACAAAAATGCCACGTAAAGCATCAACTACTTATACAGCAGGGATGTTTATTTACAATGACGAAACAGACAATGTTCCAGTAACCACTACTACACAAAATCATCTTAAGGGTATTGTTCAGGCTTCTTATGCTTCAAGTGCTTCAACAGAAGACATGTATGTATTAGTTCCTAATTCGGTGAACTCTACATTTTATGCTGATGGAGGTTCAGGTACTCTTACAAAAGCTATGGAGGGCGATCAGTTTGATTTTGCTTCTGGTGGATTAACTATTGCACAGGGAACTTCTACTTATGATACCGTGGAATTAGTTAAATACATCAACGCAACAACAGGTATTTTCAAATTGAATGTTTTACATGGTAAAGATTAATATTCTATAACAAATTTTAAAGATGGCAGGATCAACTTTAATTTCATCATTAGCGTTTTCTGATTTAGTAGATACTACTAAAAGAATACACCAAATGGGTGAATACCTTGTTGAAGACCTTGCGGAAGTTAAGAAGCTCTATAAAATAGAAACTATTCCTAACAACACAGGTACTCAACGAATACATGACGAATACGATACTGAAACTTATGCTCACCTTAAAATTGAAGGTGGCGATGCTACAAAGGTTGCAGTTATCAAAGGCTGGACAAAAACAGCTACAATGCGAAGATTTGCAGCAGAAATCGACCTTACTCACGAAATGAATAAATTTGCTACTTCTGATGCTAATATCGTAAACAAAATGACTTCTCTATCTAAATATTGTCCGCAGAGAATGGCGTTAGACCTTACACATAGATTTACATTTGCTACTTCTACTTCATATACAGATATGGATGGGGAAACAGTTGATGTATCTATGGGGTCAACAACTTCAACTGCTCTTGTAGATTCAACTCAGGATTTAACAGGTTCTACATCTACTTATTCAACAGTAATTACTGGAACACCTTATTTTTCAACAGGAGCTTTTCAGGTTGCTAGAGAAAGGACAACTACACAGGTAGTATCAAATTTCAACGAAAGACGTGTGTACAACTTCAAATACATTGTAACTGGAGATGATCCAACTACTTCTGATGCTGTACAGCAGGTTATGTTGTCAAATACAGATGTTACACAAAACAATCCGGGAGTAGTTAATGTTGCTCCTAAGTTTGTACACATTAAATTACCTAGACTAGCTACAACTGCTACTGGTGCTTACGATTCTACAAAAGCTAAATGGTGGTTCTATGTTGCGGAAGAAGCTTCTTTATATCTTGATATATACGAAGTTCCTTACATGAAAGCTCAAGACGAAGACGTACATAACGACAATATAACATTCGGCACTCGTGCCGCATGGGCTACTTGTTGTGTTGTGGCGAGAGGTGTATTGGGTTCATGTCCGTAAGTAATTAATTCCGTTTATTCGCTAAGGTAACATAAGAACCCTGGCAGGCTGGAGGAAGCGAAATAAACATTAACAATTAAAAATATGGGTTATAATCAAAATTCAGGCTATGGGCAGGCATTATTAAACGCTGTTCATAGTGCTGTCCCTACTTTTGGTAGGATTTTTATTGTGGTAAATTCTTCTGATTATGCAGGAGAAAGATACCAAAAATTACAAGAAGTTTTTACCGCTTTAAATGGTATAGTGAGATTCTATACTAGTTTCTCTGATGCTTATGATGCTACAGAAGATGGGAATAACGATGTTATTGTAGTTGACGGAAAGAGTTCTCATACACTTACAACTAAAGTAACAATGTCTAAAAGCAGAGTTCATGTAGTTGGTATTGACTGGTTAATGGGTGTAAAGAGAATCGAAGGACAGGGAAGTAAAATTCTAATTGCAGGTTCAACTGCTGGCAACGATGCAGTAATTGAAAATACAGGTGTAAGAAATTCTTTCAGAGGTCTTAAATTTGAAAGTACAAACTCAAGCACTTCTGCTTTATGGGCTTTCAAAGATGGTGGAGAATTTACTTATATGGAAAATTGCCATACTGTAAGAAATGGTATTGTTAGTACCGCTACAGCAGCAGATATGCTTTGTAATGGAGATACTTCTCAATATGTAAAATGTTCATTTGGCTACACTTCTGTAGCGATCACAGCTAACGGGAACAGACCTTGTGTGGATTTCGGTAGGGAACAAATTACAGGTAAAGTTGCCAGAGATGTGATTTTTGAAGATTGTATTTTCAATAGACGTAGTAACGATGCTGATAACTCGTTTATGTATGGAGCAGGTGCTACAGATATTGAACGAAGATTATTAGTTACTAGACCTATTTTCTGGGCTGATGCACTTGGTACAACAAATATGGATGAATGTGTTAGTTTTGGTGCTTCACAAACTAATGGTTCAGTTTTAATTGTTGATCCTGTAGCAACTCAAACACCAGCAGCTATATCAACAACTACAGGCGTATTTGTTGAAGGATATACGCCAGATGCTACAGGTGCAGCGGCAGGTATTGCTATCCAGGCAGCTTAATCAATAACCTAATTAAATTATGTCAGAACTTACAAGAAATTCAGACTTAGTCGAAGCCGGTGTTGATGAATTTGCAGATAGTAAATCAACAATTAAACCAGCAGCAAAGAAAGTAAAGAAAACTAAGAAAGAAGAAGTTTAAAGTTTTATATGGAGTGCCTCTATCGGCATTCCTATAAAAATTTAATCTTAACCAAGTTCTCATGTTAGATTTCTTAAATGTCCCGGTTAGAACAGCTCTGATTCCAACTACCTCTTATGTAGTTGGTACTGTTGTTGAAAATGCAGGACAGTATAATCAGTTGAACGTACTTGTTCAATGGGTTGCTGGTACAGCTACTTCATGCGAAGTAAAGGTAGAGTTTTCATTTGATGGTACAACTTATTTTCGAGAAACTAATGCTACAGTTGCAGGAGGTTCAAGCACACTTGTAGTTAATGAATATACGTTTACTACAGCAGGAAATTATGAAATTAAAGTTCCTATTTCTGCACGATATATAAAAATTTCAATTAAAGGGACAGGAACATTAACAACTTCTACTGTAGCGGTAGATGCAATATTACATACTGTTTAACCAATAAATTATGCCTAGCAATACAAGGGCAACAGCGCCAGACCCGGAGCAGGTTGCAGCCAGAGAAAGACTGGATTCACTTTACGCAAACATAGCCATAGCTGAAAAACAGTTAGCAGACTATGAAGATTTATCTGAAAAAATAAAAGTTTTAAAGAAAAGTAAAGAAGGTTTAGATGATAATATTAAAGATTTGCAGGTTAAGATTACTGAATTGCAAAAAGCCTTACATCAAGCACAAGTAGAAAATTCTGCTTTTGTGTCGAGTGCAGACAACCAAAAATTAGCTTTAGCTGAAGAAATTAAAGAAAAACAAGAAAAATTTAAAAATCTTTCAGTTGAATTAAGTGATATTAAAGACCAAATTAGAATTAGTACAAATGAATTAGAAGAACTTAATAAACAGTATCTAAACGATAAAAAACATTTTGCAGAAGGTATAAATAATTTGGTTGAAGAACAAGCAAAAATTCAAACTGAAAACCGTTTATTAGAAAGTAAATTGATAGATTTGAATAATGAAGTAGCGTGTTTGAATCAAGAAATAAATGTAGCCAAAGCAAGTAATAATAACTTAGAAGCTGAAAAGAAAAATATTGAAAGCGAAATTATAATAGCGCAAGGAAATTTAAAGAAGTTGATAGTAGAGGAAAAGAAACAAATTGAAAGTAATGAGGCTATGTTAGAAAAAGCTTTAGCGGAAAAAGCTGAAATTGAAATAACATTAGCTAACAGGGAAAAAGCTCTTGATGAAAAGGAGAAGGATTTAATTGTTAGGGAAAAATTTACGAAAAAGAGTATTGATAAATTACATACTTATAAAACTCAAATGGAGGAAAAGTATGGGGAGAGATTCCCAGACCTTAAAATTTAACCCTTTAAACAATGGCAGGGAATAGAAATCAACCAGAAGTTAATGGTGAATTAGGGCAGGAGAATATGGAGAATTCTATATCTGTTGTGATTGCTAACGATCAAACAACTATACCTGTATCCGGTTCTTTTAGTGTTACAGGTGGAGCTACATCAGATAATCAGACGAATGGAGATCAAAAGACACAAATAGTAGACGGAGCAGGAAATGTTGTAGGCGTAACAGCTAACGCACTTGATGTAAATGCTTCAATAGATACAACCGGACTTGCTACATCAGTAGGACAGACCACAGGGAATACTTCTTTAGATAATATAGACACAAAAACTCCGGCATTAGGGACGGCTGTAATGGCAGCAAGTGCGCCTGTAACGATAGCAACGGACGATACGATGATAACAGCCTTAGATGCAGCCGTTGACAGTATAGACGGTAAGATAACTACTTGTGATACAGGTTCAATAGCAGGAACAGTAACAGCAAATGCAGGTACTAATTTAAACACTTCCGCTTTAGCTTTAGAGGCTGGCGGAAATTTAGCGGCTTGTGCTACAGATCTTGCAGCTTTAGAGGTTCTTGAAACAACTATAGCGGGAGATACGACTTCTATAGACGATAAAACGCCAGCATTAGGACAGGCTTTAGAAGCTGCGAGTGTACCGGTAGTTTTACCAGCAGGACAAATAACAACTTTAACGCCTCCGGCTGCAATTACAAATTATGCAGAAGAATCAGGAGGAAATTTAGATACAATCGCAGGAGATACTACTTCATTGGACGGCAAAACTCCGGCATTAGGTCAAGCTTTGGCGGCTGCGAGTGTACCGGTAGTATTAACAGAGGCTCAAGTAACCACTTTAACTCCGCCGGCAGCAATTACAGGGTTTGCTTTGGAAAGTGGAGGGAATTTAGCAGATATTAAGACAAATACAGATTCAATTAAGACGGCAGTAGAAGTTATTGATAACGCAATTTCCGGTAGTGAAATGCAGGTAGATGTAGTTGCAGCTTTACCCGCAGGAACAAACAATATCGGAGATGTAGATGTGTTGACTTTACCCGGTTCAGTACAAGGTCCGGGAAATCCCACAATAGATTCTTATGCTCATATAGCGATTAACTTAACTACAGGAGCTAATCAGGTCTTAGTATCAAGTGCAGCAAGTAAACAGATTTGGGTATATGGATACGGATTTACATGCGGAGATGCAGACGGACAGACAGTAAGCCTTCAAGATGAAGATGATACGGCTGTAACTGGAGTAATGGAATTTGCACAGTACGGAGGTATATCAGTACCGCCATCAGGAAACTTCTCAATGCCGATATTTAAGTGCGCTACAGATAAAGATTTAGAAGTGGATATAACAGGAGGAGATGTTGACGGATTTTTGTGTTATGCAATTGTATCAGTTTAACCTAATATAATATGGCAGACATTATAGATTCATATAGTGAAATTAATTGGAGTACTGATATAGGGGTGGGTGATGGTGTTACAATTACAATAGCCGGTCAAAGTTTTACTTGTGGGAGTAATTATACTTTAGATTCGGCAAAATTTGAGCTTAGAAAAACTGGTAGCCCAACTGGGAGTGCGTACGCTAAATTGTTTTCACATTCTGGTACTTATGGTACGTCAAGTGTTGGTAATGTTCTTTTGGCTACTTCTGATGCTTTTGATGTTAGCACATTAACTACTTCGCATGCACCTTATACTTTCACTTTTAGTGGCGTAGAGAGAATAGCGTTGACTCCAAACTATTATGTTATAGTCGTTGAATTTACTGGGGGAAATGCTAGTGATTATATAAGGGTTGGTTATGATTGGTCAAGTCCTTCACATGATGGGAATCTTTGTAAGTATGTACCTACAACATGGACTGCTATGTCTAATCAGGACGCTTGTTTTTATGTTTACGGAGTGGCGGCTACAGGTACAAGGCACAATTTAACCCTTTTAGGAGTAGGATAATAATATTAAATATGATTACACGTTTGGACCGAAATAGGCTTTATGGAGAACGGGATGCGTTACTGGATGAATTGGCGGAGGAAAGCAGACTTGAGAACATGCCTCCGAATAAAGTATCTGCAATAAGAGATTTTGTTATCGAAAAGCACAATGAGTGCGTAACCATTTTAAGAGAAACCGATGAAGACGTGGAAGATGTAATCAAAATGTACAGAGGACTGATACGCAAATTAATTAAATCTTAACAATACTGATATGACAGAAACGCTAATAGAAACGCAAAACAGACAGCAAACAGTTGATATTACATCAATACAGAAAGATATTGAGTTTATGAAAGAATCAATGACTAGAAATTTTACAGACCATGAGGATATAAAAAAGTTATTCAAAGAATCCTTAGGTGATAAAGTAAGTAAATCAAGATTTAGACCAACTGAATTAATTACTTATGGACTGGCAGGGGGAGTAATGCTTTGGGCGTTAAATCAACTGTTGGAATTAATAGGAACGGCAAAAGCATTTTTTAATTAAATAATAATTATGTCTACAAGTAAGGTTAAAGAAATAAAGGAATTTCCTGGATATTTCATTTCTAAAGATGGAAGGGTTTTTAGTAAGTGGAAAAATATTGGTTTAAAGGGTGGTGGATTTAAATCTATCATAAAAGGTACATTAAGAGAATTAAAACCATCAATACGAAAGAAAGGGTATAGATATGTTATTTTAAGGAAAAATGGTAAAAGTTATACTAAGGGGGTGCATAGGTTGGTTGCTGAGATGTTTATTCCAAACCCTAAAAAATATCCTTTTGTGTTACATCTCAATGATAAAGCTTCTAATTCTAATGTGGAAAATTTGATGTGGGGAACACAAAATATGAATATGCAGCAAGCAAAAGAAAATGGATGTATAAAAAAAGGAGAGAGTAGATGGAATTATAAAATAAAACTAAATGAAAAAATAATAATTAAAGTTTTATATAGAATTTTTGGTTGGACACAAATCCGTTTAGCAAAATCTTTTAATATTTCTCAGCAACATATAAGTAATATTATTCTTAACAAACAATAAGATGGGGGCTAAAGTTTTACAGAAGCCACAAATTATAGAAATTATAGGCTCGACTATAAGGATTGCACATCCTGATATTTCTAATAATGTTAGAACTTATTTAAGTTCTACAATTGCGGCGGCAGGTACGGCGATGACAGTTCAGGACAATAATAGTTTTGCTGATAATGATTGGTTTATTGTAGGAGAAGTTGGGGATCAAGAAACAGAGGAAGGTGATGTGAACGGGGCTGTTACCAGAGGTACATCTTTAACTGTTACAAATACTCTAAAATTTGGGCATGAGCTTGATGCTCCCGTTACTAAAATATATGAACGTGGGATTAAAATTTACGGAGCAGCTACGGATGGTGGGGTGGGTACGTTAATAGCCTCTATTGATGTAGTTACTACACCTATTGCAGATGCTAAAATGATTGAATGGAATAAAGAGTATACAGAATATACACTTATTTCAACAGATACTGCTTATGCGTATTATTTTGTTAAATTTACAGATGGAACTACTGATAGTTCAGCGAGTGATTATGTGCTTGCTACTGGCGCTCCTTATTCAAATAGTGTTGAATATATAATACAACAGGCTTTAAAGATAACTAACTCGGAAATCGACGGGAATTTAATTACACGTGAAGATTTAATAAAACAAGCTAATGATTGTCAAACAGCAATACAACAATTCAAATATCAAGATTCTCGAAGTGGTGAAATGAAAAGTATGAATTGGGATTTTGAAGTGCTGGAAGATAAGACTTCTTTAACGGCGCTAACTGGTGAGCATGAATATGCTCTTTCGGGATTAACTGTAGTGCCTAAATATGAAAATGAAAGATCAATTATAAGTATAAGGTTAGGTTCAGAAGGCAAATTTGAGAAACAAGATTTAACAAGTTACGATGATGATACTGAAGAATATACAAGAACAGATTGCAATGGGGGAGCGAGCATAGGGGATGTAACGCTTACAGTTGATTCTAATGTGGAATTTGATGATTCTGGGACTTTGTATTCAGGAGCCAACATAATCACATATACGGGGAAATCAAGTACAACGGGGTTTACAGGTATACCTGCGAGCGGAACAGGTTCGATAGAGGCGACTATTGCGGACAATGATCCCGTCTGGCAGGGTATACAATTGGGATTGCCTGATTATTGGACTTATTTTGATGGTAATATAGTTTTTAATAGACCTTTTTCAAGCGATTATAATGCTTATCCTTTAAAAATTAGATACTTTAAAAAACTTACAGCATTAATCGAAGCAACCGATACAATAGAAATTCCTTTTACTAATGTATTCCAGTATTATTTAGCTAGTTGGATAGAAAGAAGAAAAGGGAATGACGATAAGGCGGTACTTTTTATGCAGGAATTTAAAGATAGAGTACTTGATAATGCTTTAGCTTCTAGTGCTCCTACAGCAGAATCTTTAACTTATTATAATTTTGTAACAGATTACTAATGATTATTCCACAAACTAATTTTTTAGCAGGCGCTAATGCTAGTGTATCACCATTGTTACAGCCAGAAAATTCACCAACTGTATTAAATGGTGTTAATAATGCGTATGAATTAGGAGCGCTTTTGAAAGATACGGGGTATTCACAGGTGGGTGATACGTTAGAAGCTGGTAAAAGTATCACAGGTTTGTACGATTTTCACCAAAGTCCTACAACTCAAAAGATATTAGCAACAGTTAATAATGCTGCAGGTACTAATTTAGTACTAGCTTATAATAATGCTGGCACTTGGACAGATATAAATATAGGTTCAGCATGGGATGCTTTTGAAGATTGTAAAGTAGAGATGGAAGGGTTCATAGGATATTGTTTTTTTGTAGGTTACGATTCAACTGATAAAGTATTTTTACCGGTAGGGAGTTTAACCGGTACGACATTTTCAACGTCAACAAATGTAACTGATATGCCACAGGGTAAGTTTATTAAACGATATAGGGATAGACTTTATATCGCTCATTGTTATTATTCTGGAGCTTTATATCAGTATAGGGTTTATTATTCTAGTGTTCCAGTTGCAGGAGCTATTGAATGGACTCCAGCAACAGATTTTCTTGATGTAGATTTTGGTAGAGAAATTACAGGTATGGGCACGAACTGGGATAGATTAGTCGTGTTTACTGAACAAACAGCTCATATATACGATCAATCTATTTGGAAGAAACTCTGGGATACAGGTTGTACGGCTCATAGGACAATAGTAAACAAAGGTCCGTATATGTATTGGTTCGATGGTGATAATGCTTGGCGGTCAAGTGGTGGGCAGCCAGAGCCTATTGGTGGACCTATAGTTAAATTCATTAAAGCCGGTAATCCTCGGAACTTCTTTTCATGTGAAACTGATGAAGAAATTAGAACTTATGTAGGGACAATAACTGTTAATGGAGTTCAATATACTAATTGTGAACTTATATTTAATATTCCTACGCAGTCTTGGAGATGGAGAGAGTTTTATGATAATTTTACTATTTATGCTCCATATAATAATGGTGGAAAAGTATATCAGTATATGGGTGTTGATGATGGCGAGGTAATGTGTAAAGGAAAATATACAGATACTACTTTGATTTCAAGTGATGACGGATATGATATCGCAGCTAATTTTGAATTGCCTCCTATTTGGTTAAATAGTGAAAAAGTCAAAAGACTGAAGAAGGTAACAGCAATAGCTAATAGAGCACAGGGATTGAATTTACAAGCTAGAGTTGTTGATAGAAATATTAGAATGTTGACACCATATAAACCTTTAGGAAAACTAATTAAATATATTAATGATTTTGATGTGAATGTTGATAATGGTGTGATGATACAGATCGCTGGTAGTGAAAGTTCACAGTTACCATATTTTAGTTTACTTGGTTTATTGTATGATATAGAACTCTATTCTAATATTCCTAAGAAATAACTTTGCCAATATTACAATCTACATTAAAGGATTTAGGATTTACTTTAAATCGCAAAGAAGAAACTCAAGAAAATCTTGATGATGTTTTTACTTCTTTAAATAGGGTTAAATTAAATACTGTAGATCAAATTCCTTTATCAAGTATAAACAAAACAATACCGCCTAATGCTATTGATTTTTCGAGATTAACACTTGACAAATTATATCCGACACAAAACGTAGGTACTAGCAATTTTGAACCCGGTACGACAGGTTGGAGGATATGGGGTAATGGTGATGCGGAATTTGGTAATTTAACTTCAAGGGGAGTTATTAGGACTTCTGTATTTGAAAAGGATACAGTAAATGCGGTTGGAGGAAGTCTTTTGATTTCTACTTCTGATGTACTAGATGAAAACATGACAGCGTTAAATGCTGCAACTTTGACAACAAGAAGTGATGCTTTCGCTATAGGTACAATCTTAAGATTAAAAGATACATCTAATGATGAATGGTTAGAAGTAACGGGAGTAACAGGTCTTGTACATACTGTTACTCGTGATTTAGCAGGAGATTATGCTTCAGATAATAATCCTGAATGGCAAAAAGGAACAGCAGTTGTTTCATTCGCTAAGGCTGATGAAGGGTTTATTGACTTAAATGCTTCAAGTACTAACTCGCCTTTTGTCAAAGTGTTTAAACGTAATTCAGCTACTTATGATGATTATGATTTAAAATGTATGATGGGCAATTTGAAAGATGCTACAGGGACGGAGGAGTATGGTTTTTGGGCGGAGGGTTCATCCCTGTATCTTGGAGGATATAAGCAGTACGATATGATAGTTAATAAAGAAGGTACAGGAGGAGCTACTAAAGTTTTTTATGGTGGGACTTCTTATAGTTCTATAGTAGCGGCTTTAGATGCAGCACAGACAGCAGGAGCAACAGAAATAACAATGTTTCTGCGCAAAGGAACTTATACGGAAAACGAAAAAACAGCCGGTTGGAATATGGAGGTTAATTTAGTGGGTGAAGATCAAGTATCAACAATAATATCTTTCGATACAGCTCAAAAATATTGGAGATTTAATAAGGATATTACTATTAGAAATTTATCAGTTACAGGAAATTCGGACGGGGTTTGTTTAATTCAAGCTATAGGAAGTGATCATGTACTAATTGATCATTGCATAATGAATAATAATTTTAGCGAGGCTGATGGTGCAGGTTGTATTTATATTGGTGATCCGACAGATGTGGGAGATACTAATGTGCGGATAACTAATAATACTTTTTCGGCACCTTCCGCATTAACTGATAATCCTTTAGGAGTACAATCAGTTATCACAATGAATGGTGATCGTGGCGATGTTCAAATTGTTAATAATCGTATCGTCTGTTCAGGTAATGGTATTTGGTTTAAAGGAGATGCTACTAATCAACAAAATTTTGTGATGAATAATGCGATTGGTATGATAGCTTCTGATTCTTTAACAAGAGGTATTGGGATAATAAGTTATGGTACGGGATTGACGAAAACTTTAATAAGTGGGAATGTGATATTTGTTGTTTCGGGGGCAGGAGATTATCCAATAGGTATAAATATAAATGGAGATGCTACGGTTTTTCAGGAAAATAGAGTAGTAGATAATTCTGTAATTGCCGCTGTTAATGGTTATGTATTAGAAAGTGCAGGGATTGTTTGTGGTAACAATCAAGCTAAAGGTTGTATAGATAATGGTATTTTTGTAAAAGGTGGTAATGCTAGTGCAGATAATATTAATAATATAGTAAATAATTCAATTTATGATTGTGGTGGTGATGGAATAAGTCTTGATGTTTCAAATTTTAATATAACCGGTAATTCAATACATAATTGTTCTTCCGGTATAGGAGATTCAGAATCGACAGCTATACATGAAAATATTATTTGTTCAAGTAACGAAATTAGAGATTGTGGTAACGGAATAACAATACAATGTTCAAGTGGGGCTTTCCCTTCTTATAACTTTATATTTTCAAATAATTATATAGCCGGCGATGCTTCTCAAACAACCGGTATAGGAATAGGGTTGGGTAGTGCTGTAAGTAATGTAAATATTGATGGAAATATAATAAGGAACTTTGAACTCGGGATCGGATTTCAACAGCGTTACGATAGTGAATGTGGCTATGTAAATATTGCAAATAATGATATCGAAGATATGGATAGTAAAGCAATAGCCTTTGTTGATTATTCAGTTTCACCATTAAAAATAATGAATAATAAAGTTTATGATGGGATTGTAGTCGAATATTTGACATCCGGCTCTATTATTAGTGGTAATCATATTTATGGATCAGCAGGCATTGTTGTTAGTGCTACTATGACAGGTGCGGAAATATCGGGGAATACAATAGATGTAAGTACTGATAATGGGATTTTAGTAACCGGCGATGTAAATGAAGGAAGATTTTATAATAACTATATTGATACGCAAGCGGAAGGAGCTTGTGGTATAAAATGTGATGCCAGTATTTATAATTGTATTTTTACCGGCAATAGGATAGATTCTGAAATTATTGGAATTAGAGTAGCTACTGATATGGATAATTCCATATTCAGCAGTAACTGGATTCAATATGATGCAGCTGGTTATGGTATTGCAATTGTAGGGAATGTAGATACAAGTACAAGCGAAACGGAAGGAAGTGTATTTAATGGAAATCATATACAGCATGATGATACAACAGGGGCTACAGAATGTATTTATATTGGAGGTAATGCCAGGAATTTGGTAGTTAGTGGAAATAGATTATATGCAGGGGCTTCCGGTAATTATGCTATGACTATTGTAGGAACAACTAATAACTGTTTATTCACAGGCAACAGAAATTCACACAGCTTAACAGCAGGTACTATCGGAGCAGGATTTCAAGGTACGGGAGCGAGAACCGGTAATGTTGAAGCAAGTAATTTAATGACTTAACAAATATATTTATGGCTACTATTAAAATTGGAAGTTCAACAATGCAATTAGATGTTGCACAAAGATACCTAAACAATATATTGAGCAGAAACCCATCTGCATCAGTTGTTATCAATGGTGTTTCAATGCCTGTTTCTAAGGCTATTGCTAACGTTTCATCTACACTTAATACGCCTACTTCTCAATCAGTTGGTACATCAACTAAAACAACTCAAGCTCAAGGAACTTCTTTTTCTTCGAATCAAAGTTCAGGACTAACAGCTAATCAGTTGGTAGACAAAGTCCTACTTGAAAGAAAAGATGTAAATAACGTGCAAAATGAATCATGGTGGTCGTCTGCGGATTTAACTGAAAGGCAAAAAGCTAATGATAGGATTAAGCAAATTTTAGGTTCACCGGAAGAATTGGCTAAATATGCAAAAGCTAAAGATATTCAAAATATACAAAATTATTCATGGTGGGCTACTAATCCAAACAAACAAGAAGCTTGGAATATTATTCAAAGTGGTGCTAATAACAATACATCTATAAATAACCCTACTTCATTACCTACAGCTCCGATTTCTACATCAAACGGGATGTGGGAAGATGCTAAAACATCAGTAAATAATCAAATAGTTCCGGTAACTCAACAAAATGCTACACAAACACAGCCTGTAGCTAACAATATTCAAGCTGCTTTAGATTCAATAGCTAATGATAGCCGGATACCAGAAGCTTTAAAACCTTTATTTAATAGAGTAGTTGAAAATTGGGACCCGACACAGGAATTGAATATTGAAAATGTAATAGCTTCTTTTGATAAAATTAAAACAAGTACTATCGACCCTTATTTTAAAGAACAGATACAACAATTTACTAATGATTTAAATACAACTCTTGAATATCAGAAAAAACAAATTGCAGCAGAAAGTGAACAAACCGGAACTGTAGCTGATGAAAATATAAAGGGAATGCAAGCAGCCTTAGAGGGTTCAGGGAGAACCTTCACAGGTGAAGGTATAAATCAATTAGGTGCTAAAAGTGCTTATGCTCAAACAGGCGAATCTGCAATTCCTTTACAAACTCCTTTTGCCAATGGTCAATATAGTGAAGGTTTAGTGAATCAATCAAATAAATTAATGTCGTCATCTACAGCGCTAAGACAAGAACAACAATTAAAAGATTTAGCAAGGCAGGCTGAAAAAACATTAGGTTCGAGTGGAATGGCAAGTACAGGGTTGAAGGCTATTGGAGATGTTACACAGGGTACTATTGAAGCGGAAAAACAAAAGGCTTATACTTCAACTTTAGATAGTTTATATAATCAACAACAGAACTTAAACCAGTATAGTGAACCCGTTAAAATATTTTCTTAATATAATAAATTATGGCAACTCAAAGTCAAGATCCTAATTGGGAGGAAGCTCAAGCTTTAAGGCTGGCTGAATACAAAAAACAGCGTGCAGCCGGCGCTTTCGATAAAGATAAAACCCTTGCACAGAAACAAGCAACACAAGCCGAGATTAAGGCTAAAGGTAGTTCGCTTCTAACTGGCAATTATACTAAAGGTGTAACGCCTACGGTTACAGCAGATAGAACTTCTGAATGGTCTACGCCTACGTCACCTACAATGACTCCACAACAATCAACGCAAGGAGATTTAACGGCTCAGGCGGACTCTAGTATTTATGGGCAAAATGTATCTGATACATCTAATATAGCCGGGACAGTACAAAGGGATTTTAATAGGGAACAAGCAGCTTTAGAGCGTAATGGATTAGATTTAAATTCTATAGCTAATTTAGACCCGAAGCAATTATTTGAAATGACTTATTCAGAAAAGGAATTAGCTGGTTTAGCTGATTATCAGAAATTACTAGATTATGAAAAAGCTAAGGGGACAATGGAGAATACTCCGAAACCTACTAATACTATGATGGCTGGTTTAGAAGATGCACTTAGAAAAGTATCTGATCCGGCTAAACAAAACTTAGGTGTAAGTGATTTTTATAAACAAGCAGGGATAGCTACAGATGGAGTATCGGGTTATACTACTTTAATGCAAAGTTTAAATAGTCAAAATCAGGTGATGAATGATAATTATAAAAGCTTTATTAATCAATTATCTACAACCGGCGGGGCTATGAGTGATACTTACAATGCGGTGGCAGAGAAATATAAATTGCATTTAGATGAATATAATAGAGTTTATGATACATACGAAACTGTTTTACAAAGTACCCTAAAAGCGCAGCAAGAATTTGATTTTTTACAAAAACAATATGACTTAGAACAGCAGGCTGTAGAGTGGGCTAATGCAAATCCTAGTCCTGAAACAATAGCGGATATGCATAAAAATGGGTATACGTGGAATGAATCAACACAAAAATTTGATTATGTAGGGGATAGTGATAATTATTTGTACGATGATGGGGAAATATCCGAAGGTATAGAGGATGCTCAAAGTCAATATCCTGAAGGAAACACACAATTTAGAACTACAAATGTTTTGGGTAACGGAACAGTTACAGGAATAGATGGTAGTAAATATTGGGAACCCGGACTTGATTTTGTATTAGACGGGGGAATGGGGGCGGAAGTAAAAGCCCCTGTAGGCGGTGAAGTTGTTCAGGTTGATACAGGACATGTTAAAGGAGAAAAAGGTAGTTTTGGTAATAGGGTAAAAATAAAAATGCCAGATGGTAGGGAAATATGGTTTTCACATTTAAAAGATGTAAATGTAAAGAAGGGAGATAAAATAGGAGTTGGGACAATGATTGGAACGCAGGGGAACACAGGATCGACATATGGTCAAACCGGAATACATTTAGATATTACAATGAAAAAGCCCGATGGTAGTTATCATACGGCGAGAGAGGTAGCAGCTTATTTGGATACTCTTGGAAAAATCGATAAGACAAAAAAAGTTATTTCGTCATTAGGCAAAAACCCACTAACTACTATTGCAAGCGGCATAGATTTATATAAACAATTTCAAGCGCCGGCGAAGGTGGAAGATGATATAATGGTTCTTTGGACAAAGACTTTTGGGGATGAACCTACAAAGGCAGAACAAGAAAAGTTGGCATTCTACGGGGATGATTATATTGATTGGGTGAAGGCTGCGAAAGATGAAAAATCATCGACATCGAAGACAACATCGACATCCTCAAGATTAAGTGCGAGTGATTTAGGATATTAACAAATTAAATTATGTCAATAATAGGGAGTGTATTAAAACAAATCACGAATAAGGATTTGTTAAAAAATGTATCTACTGGCCTTGACCAATTAAAGCAGACAAGTGAATTACATAAAAAAGCCACTACTTCAAATATTAATACAGAAGAAGCTGAATTTTTGAAATCTAGCCCCATATACAAAGCGTTAAGTTCGATACCAAAAATTTCAGATTCTTCTTATAATGCTATTGAGCCTACTTCTGGAATGGGTAAAAAAGTTAAACAAGAGATGGTAGACAACAAATATCTTAAAATGGTAATGGGAGATGAATTAAAAGAGAAAAAGAAAATGATATATGATGATGAACAACTTGAAGATATTTTTAGCAGGGTAGATCCAAAAGAAAAATCAAGATTATTAGAGAAAGCTAGTGAACGTAGAAAAAGTGAATTAGAAAGTCAAACTAAACAGCAGCAACAGCAAATACAACAGCAAAATAGGAAAAAGTTAGAAGATAAATTGAAAATAAAGGTAGGTAAAGAAAGAGGAGTTATAGCTTTTAGAAAATTTAACTTTGATGATGAA